TTAGATGTGAGAAGGTTTGGGAAACCCCAATTGAGGATTACGGCCACGAATCTAGCATCGATCTTAGTTGGCTAAATGAGGGTCCCGATGATGATTTTCATGAGAACTTTGAACGCGCTGCGGCAATGAGAGCGTCCGGTGCTGCCGGAAGCCGAAATATTGGCGACATTGCTGCTAGAGATCCGAGACTAGCTGAAATTAGCGAACGCCTACGTCAGAACAAGCAGGACGCCGAGGAATTTCTCCGTACAGCGGGAAGAAAGCATTCTCCTTCCGAACAACGTAGCTTAATTGATGAGAAAGGTTTCGCTCGAAATAGTGATCTCCTAGATTTGGAGAATACCCACTATAAGATTAGAAGCGATTTCAGTGGAAAGCCAGGAAATGGCGAAAACGTCCCAGAATCACATTTGCTTCTGGGAGTCTAAAGTAAGGAAAGAAATGGTAGAAGAAATTGAATGTAGTGTCTGCGGAAGAGAAGGACAGCCACCAAAGGAATGTAAGATTTGCCATGGGAATGCCCAAACGCAATCCCTAGCCTATACCCTGTCGGATCATCGTGCTAACCGCGCTCCCAAGGAAGATCGCTACGGAGACACTGGCACACTAGGACCAAAAATAGTTACCCTGCCTGGAAGTGCGCTTCCAACAGAAAATAACGGGTAACACTATCAAACCCATCTATTCACGAAAGTAATACACGATATGGCCCAGAACAAAGTCACAAGTCTTATTATCCCAGGTCCTCCAACCTCTGCCGTTAACTATTCGCAGGCTCGGGACGCCCTATTACAGCACCCAGAGTTTCCAAAGACTGCAAACGTAGCTTACGACCTACAGGACATTAATGGACAGTGGGTAGCGTCAATTGCAATTGCTGCACCATTCCCACCTTCAGGTGGGGACGAGGACTCTGGCCCTCCCGGTGGTAGCGACGGACCTCCATCTCCAGATGAGTCACCAGACGGTCCCCCTTCAGATGATTCTGATTCGGACGATGAGGCTGGTCCTCCTTCAGACGAGGGAGATGACGGAGAAAAGCCTAAGAAGGAAAAGGGCGAGAAGGGTGGAGAGCATAAGGAGCTTTCCGAGATTCACCAGATGCTTCAGGCTATTTCTTTGGCACTTGGAATTCCAATCCCAGACGCTTCAGGAGCTACTAGCCCTGTCCCTGGTGCCGATGAAGGACCTCCGCCTCCTGGACCTGATGGTGGACCTCCTGGAGCACCGCCTGCTCCAGAAAGTCATGCGGACCACCCACTTCATCCTGGAGATACCCCTGGTGGAGGAACCCCATTAGGAGCACCGGCATTCGCTAGCGTTCATCCTTGGGCACACATTAAGGGCAAGGTTGCCTCGTTCCAGGTAGATGAGCCTCTAGGCATCAATACTTTGGATCAGGCGCAGGCTGAACTTAGAAGTCTAGCTGCCGAAAGTGGATTTAAGGTGAAGCGAGTTCGTCAGTATACGGGAGAAGACGGACCTCACATCGCTGCCACTATCTCCGCTTATTAACCTCTAATGGTTAATGGCAAAAGCAAAATAAGCTCGCCAGATAGCGAGGAATTAGGTATGTTTGAAGACGATAAGGAATTAGAAGCCAAGATTAGACGTGAATTCAATAGAATGCGTGGGCGACTGTTGGGGTTTCTCGAAGCAGTAGGAATGCCTGAGAAACAAGAAGAGGGGGCTAAAGCCACTCTCAAGTCTCTATCCTATGACGCGGAGAACCTTATCATCGATCTAATTTTTGGTGATGACCGAGACGACGAGTAATAAGTGTAGCGTTTCCTGTCGCTTAAACTACGATGAGCTTCACACGTTATGCCAACTTTGAAGATGCAAAGGTCCTTGAGTTAAAGGGTGCTCCCTCACGTCAGCGAACAGCATCGCTTGACAACATTGGGGATTACAAGAACTATCGCACGGGCGACAAATACCTCTATGTGAAGATTCGAGCGATCAGTTCGAGAATCAACAAGAATAACGATGGTTGGCCATCAGTTGAGCTTGCCGGTTCCCAGGATATCTTTGATCGTCATCGACAGTCGGCCATTGGATTCACCGTCGAAGCTTCTGAAGGAAATAAGGAGTTTGGTTTTGCTACCTTTATCGGTAAGCCGATCTTTGTTGACCACCATAATTCTGATCCCAAGCGTGCTCGGGGAGTCATTGTCGATTCTAAGCTTCGAGTTGAGCCAGCCGATTCCAAAACATCTAGCCTCGATCCGTACTACTCGTCGGAGGATGTCGATAAGGAACATCTTCCGCCAACTGAGATTGAGCTTCTACTTGAGGTTGATGCCAAGTCCTTTCCTAAGCTAGCGAAGGAGATCGAGAAGGGAGAAATCGACGGCTTCTCTATGGGATGCTTCGTAGCCGGTACTCCAATCACCTTACATGATGGAACCAAGAAGCCGATTGAAGATATTCAAACCGGAGATAAGGTTCTAACTCATACCGGAAAGATTGAATCGGTTACATCAACGATGGAACGATGTTATATGGGAACAACCTATACGGTTGAAACATATGGGCAGTCTGTATCGATGACTCTTACCGAAGAGCATCCAGTTTGGACACAAAGAGGATGGGTAGAAGCAAAAAATCTTCAGAGGGGAGATCACGTTTTGACCCCTCGTTTTAAGAATTCGCTAATTTCAGTTGATCCTAACTGGTCTACATTAATTGGATGGTATTTGGCTGAAGGCAATTTAGGATATGATAAGAAACGCTATCCAGATGGCCGACCAGTTTTTGCCGAGTGGAATCTGTCAGTAAATGAAACCGAATACGTTGAAGAAATTCAAACTTCTCTTCGAGAATTAGGTTGTGAACCCGTTGGTCCATACATCAAAAATAATTGTGCAACTGTTAGATGTAATAGCCCCGAATTAGCTTTGAAATTACAAAAGATAGCCGGAGAACATTCGTGGGGAAAAAAAATTGATCCTCGCGTTATGGAGTGGGAGGTTCCAGCCCAAAGAAATCTACTAGATGCTTACTTTAAGGGCGATGGATACTCTCGACATCCGAATAAGGTAGAAGTAGGGACGGCCTCTGAGGATTTGGCTTATCAAGTACAAGCACTTTGTACCCGAGTTAATTATCGTATGACTCCTCCGATAAAACAACATTCGCCATCCGCTATTGCTAAGCGACCAAAGTACTCGATGTACGTTACTACTGAAGCTGAAAAACAGGATAATCGGTTTTACCTTGATGATGATGGTTTGTGGAGAACGATCACCAAAATTACACCAAATGCCTATATAGGTCCCGTATACAATTTTGACGTACAGGGTGATGATTCCTATGTCGCTGCCGATATCGCAGTCCATAACTGTGACGTAGAGCGATCCAAGTGCTCCCATTGTGGAAACATCGCCACAAATCCAGAAGAGTATTGTAGCCACATCGTAATGAAGGGCGCTCATCACGACTTTAAGACTGCTGACGGTAAGCGAACCTCTAGAAAGTCATACGAGAATTGTTATGGGATTAAGTTCTTCGAGATCTCTGCCGTATTCGATCCTGCCGATGAGACGGCTTTGACGAAGGAAATCATTTCTTCTATCGAGAAGGAAGCAGACGGGGTTTATCGACCTGGCGATGGACAGAATTATCAAATCCCAGAAGATGCCTCTCAATTAGGAGAGTATTCTGATGCCATTGCGTGTCCTACTTGCCACGGGGGTCAATACGAGAACCCTCATGGTAGGGGTTGTCCTACTTGTGGTGATAAGGGTTGGGTAAGAGGAGGTAATCCGGGTGATGACGGAATGTTTACCCCTCATGATATGTCGTTTATGGCCGATCCACAACACAGAGACGAACCCTTTGTTATTGAACCTCAGCGTCACCCAATAGATGCGCCCCGATATTACGGATCAACCTTTGAGGACGAAATGCGTATGAAGACAACAGCAGCATCAACTCATACAGCGGAGAATCCTTTGCCTCAATCATTTGAAACAACCGCTCCACAAGAGATAGATACCCTACGCCAGGAACAGATCTGCCCGATTTGTGGATCTGATATGGAGGGTGAAACTTGTGATGTTTGCGGTTACGTACAGCCACCAAAGGGATTTGATAATCCGGACCTAGATAAGGCAAAGAAGATTGATGAAGAGATGGAGGCCGGGGACGAGGTTACAATCCAAGACGATAACCAAGATGCTCCGCCACCGGGAACAGTGGGCGATGATCAGACGCCTCCTAAGAAGCCGGGTAGTTGGGTTCAGGATCAGCAGGGGTCCTCACAGGCTACAAAAAGCCCATCTACCGCTAGCATAAAAGGTGAAATGCAATGGACACCTTATGTGCATCAAAAAGTAGCGGGACGATTAAATCCTCGTGAAATTCCAGTGCAAGTGATTTCCAAGCCCGTTTCAAATGAACCATCCCAAGAGACTGTGACGAGTGATCAAACAACTCCGGTCACAGCAGCAATGCTTACCGCCCGACACTTAATTACTAAGGCACAACAAACAGGAGAAACTATGAGTCAACGAAACGCTCAAGGGCCGTCACCAGACGATGCTTCGCCAACTACGCGAGTCGATGTCATAGGTGTCGGAGGAGTAGACCAAGCAGATAACGCAGCAGCCTCAAAGGCCGATGCGCAAGTAGACGTTACTGGAATCGGGGCAACCGGAGTTTCAGACGTTGAACCAGATAGCACAGAAGAACTTCCAACAGCATCCGGAGACAATTCAGGATTTGACAAGACCAAGAACCAGGAGGATAGCGGGCCTACAAAGACCTATGGTGATTCCGATGGAACTCAGAAGGGCTTTACTGATGCCGTTACTTCAGAGCCGTTCCCAGCATCCAATGAGGGTGTTAAGGCAAAGGTATCTTATGAGGATGGCGTAGGAGATATTCAGGACGGTAGCCCTGGTAGCGCCGTTCAAGGTGTCCAGCCTTCCGATCCAATTGGAAAGGCAGCAGATCGTGTAGACGTTCTTCAAGCTGTAACTTCCCCATCTAATAACTCTGGACAAACTTCTCAGTGGACTGGTACCGAAGGTAATAAGGTTCTTCGACAGCAGGAGCCAGTTACTAAGGAACCAACCAAGAGCGATGGAATCACCGCTCACTTCATCGCAGCTATTAAGTTGGCTGATGACGAGGTTGAAGCTCTTATCATTCCAAAGAGTGAGAAGTATGATCGAATTGCTGAGCTAAATGCACTCTCCCCAGAGGCTTTGAATGCTCAGGTTAACTACTTGGCTAAGGTTAAGACCGCTAGCTCAAGACAGCAGGTAGCCCGTACTGCAAGTGCAGGGGTAACCCGTCTACCGTCGTTATTTGGCAAGACCACAGCAGCAAGTCGTGGCTTTGATCATATAACTGCGGGTGTCGATGAACAGGAAGATCAGCCCGTTGACGAATCCATTTTAGATTCGGCAGTATTTTCAAGGTAGAGTACTTTAATTTGTACTAAGTCCGTCTATGAAATGTGTGATGGATTAGCGCTAGGTGCGCTTACCTATAACTTCAAAATAGGAAACTAGGAAACTATGCAGACAATTTATGGTGATGCCTCAAACATCAACATTACGGCTCAGAAGCGCACACTAAGAGTATTGTATGGGCAGACCCAGGCAACACCTTATGCAGCCTATCTTGATCCGACTTCCTTCTTGGACTCGAATAATAACTTCCGTATTCCTCAGTCCACAGATACTACACCGATTGCTCGATCAGCAACCGTTTTCACTTACGATGGATCTATCGTCCCTGGTACCGTTCTCATTAAGAGTTCGAACGAAAACGTTGTTGTGGCAACCGGAGCAGCAGCAGTACAACAGCCCTTTGGACTTCTAGGTTCCTGGCTCGGCGGTACATTCGGCGCGCTTGTAACTTACTCTGAAGTACAGGCTTGGCGTGGACCAGACGCAGTAATCCAGTTGCTTGCACCAGCATGGAACGACACAGGAGTTGCAGCGGCAATCACCGCAGCAGGTCCGGGAACAAACGTCTACCTCTATGCACAGACCGATGGACGACTTGGAGTTACTAACCCTGGTGGTGGCGCTATTGCAGTTGCCTACATCATTAGCCGACCAAGCTCCGCTCAACTAATCATCAACCTACTCATTTAAGGAATACTTCTATGTCTTTTGAACTATACTCACGTCAAGCAGTAGCATCTGCTGACTATGAAGATAAGCTAAAGGACCTTCCTACGCTTTCTCGAAAGCAAAAGGTTGGCCGACTAGAAGCTATTCTTTCGGATAAGGGAAACGCACTTCGTAGAATCGGTCAGGGAATGATCGGTCCTATTCAGATTCGTCTTCGATATGAGGGAATCGTTCGAAACGTCCTAGTGGAAGATACACTAGAACGCGGACCACTCATGCCGTATGACATCTTGGACGATCTTGGACGAGCATATGTGCTTAACAGCACGGACGCTGAAGTCAAGATCACTCCGTTCGAAGGTAAGCAGGCATTTCCTCAGTTGTTCAGAATTGCTTCTTTCCCAAGAATCCGCAAGGAAGATCTCTACTTCCTACGAGTTAACGCTGTTGAATATGCTCAGGACGAAACCCGTCAGGCTATTCAGAAGCAGGAGGATGCTCGTTTGATCCTTCTTCTCGAAAACTCAATCGTCGGCCTTGGTACCGCGATCACTAACGGAGTTGTAGGACTAGCTCCGACCGGTGGTATCGCAACCGGTATCGCTTCTGGACCGGCTGGCTCACCTAACGAGCATACAGTGCTTCTAGGTGCAGGCAACCCACTAGAACCGGCTGACTTCTACAACGCGGTCACCCAGATCGAGATCAACCAGCTAGAGGCTCGTAGAGTATTGGCACACCCTGCCGACATTCGTGACCTTTATACCTGGGACTTGAACGTAACGGGATTCCGCTTCAAGGATGAAGTGTTTGCAGGAGGACGAATCACCAGCTTTGGTGAATTCCAGATCCAGCGATCCATTATCGTACCTCAGGGAGAAGTATTCTTGACTGCGGAGCCTGAATTTATCGGTGTCTTCCCCGTCATGTACTCGCTCGATGTCGAAGAGAACCATCAGGTAGAGCAGTTCTACAAGGGATGGGTCCTAGACGAGCTAGTCGGAATGCTTATCTTGAACCCACGAGGTATCGCAAGAATCCTCAAGGCAGACAGCACCGCAGCACCGGCCAAGCTCGATATCACGGGTCTTGGAAACGGAACCCCTGGTCAGTGGGTCTTGTAACCCTAGCCACAATAGTAGTTTTGAAAAGCCCGAGAAATCGGGCTTTTCTGTTATCTACGGACAGGTCTGCTTTCCAACTCTCCGCAATGTCTGCATATCCAGTTCCGTTTTGGGGGAATTGAGCACGTTGCCAACAAGCTAGCCACCCAATTGTGGTTGCATTTTTCTCGAACTTCCACCGGCTGTTGCTCGACCGTCAATGGCCCGTTTTTTGTATAAACGGTCCCCATTAGCTGATTTCTTCTGCGGCCCAATGACCTTGGCGTTCATCAATTAGCGTTTTATGACAGGTTTTACATCTCCGGTAGCCCCACGTAATCGGTCCCTGAGGAATCCTAGCTCCAGAAATTTGGTTAAAGCGCTCACCATATTCGACTCTTAGAAGTTCCCAGTCGTGTTTGTGTCTGTTGAATAGTCCCATTATTTCGCCATCCTATAGTAGTAACCAACTCGTTCGTAAACAACCCTTTCTAAATCAACAAACGGAGAATAACTTCCATCTATCCTAAATTCAATCGGTTTCATTTTGCCGACAAAAATATGAAACGGAACCGGGTCAGGGCATGATTGAGTTTTTTGATAGAGAGGACCGTCTCCAAAGTATACAATCATTCTTCTGTCATGGGGTATCTACTTAGATGGCCCATAAGATGCTAGCGCCATCCTGTCGTGTGCCGCGTGACTTCGCCTTCGTCGGAGCGCGTGAAGCCGAGCTTCATCTGCGGCGTGAGCAAGTCCTTGTACGGGTGCGGATCGGTGGCGACTGCGCCTTCGATCAGCCGGTAGAACAGGAGTCCACGCGACCGGCTGCGACGCCGGTTGAAGCGGAACACGAACTCGTCGCAGTAGTAGCGCTTTATCTCTTCGTTCGTTGCCGAATACTCCGGTGTCACATCGATTAGCGTGTGGTCTGATATCCGGCTGGCAAAGATCCTCTCGGGCTTATCCTCCCGATTGATGTATTTGACCGAATGAGGAAAGGCGAGCATCAGAGAATCACTTGTTGTCCGCTACCGGTTTGTTTGACTTTACCTTCCCAGATTGCCTTAACCTGGCAGCCGAAAATGTGAATTGTCCCAGTTGGTCCCTCAACCTTGGCGATCCAAGTAGCGTCACCACGGGGCGGTCTTAGGCCAACCTTCTTCTCGGCGTCGTAGCAGGTAATGCTTCCACCGATTCCCATGACCACATGGCCGGTTGGTAGTGTGATCCAGTCATTGAGAAACACCATTCCGTCAAATGTATTCTCAAACGTGATTTCAGTCTCCATTGCGAATTACCTCAACAGAAGCACGAACTATACATCCGGGTTCGTAGAAACATTCCGAACGACCCATTCCGGCCCCATACTCTACACAAAGGCATCCGCTATTTTGGGCCACAAATTCCCGGCCCGTATGAAAATGAAACGGGGTTTGTGCCATTGGGGTATTCGACTTCTTAGACTTCTTAGACATCATCTTCCTCTTCCTCTTCATCGAATTCTGATCTGTTCTCTACTCGCATATCCAGGATTTGGCCCTCGAATCCTACTGCGCCAACTCCCTCGGCGTTCTTCAGAATAAGTATAGCAGGTGAAATTGGATCAGAGTCAACCTCTAAAAATGCAGCGATTTTCTCTCTATCTGTGTACTCCTCATATCCCGGCTTGTTGGCCAGGAAGTCAACGATATCGCCGTCGATATCGAAGAGCGCGACCTTTAATACAACTGCATTAGCCATTAGCGACTCCTTATAGGTACGGATGGATAGGGTGGTTCAAGTTCGTGGCCACTCGGAATTGTCGCAAAGGCTGTTACAAATCTCTCCACCGTAAAGGTTCCCGCAGTATTCGCAGGGAGGTTCGCCATCATGGACAATTCCCCGTGGCTTGGCATAAACATGGGGGTCTGCCGAGTAAGCGGCATCCAGAGGCTTTGGGGGAGGAGAAGGAGCCTTGGCATAAATGTCGTGGGCGTAGTCTACGGGGTCATATGGTGATTGACCCCCAAAGCATTCACGGAAGGACCCCAGATGCGGTAGCTCTAGTTCGTTTTCTAGTTTGTACAAGTAGTTGTCAAGAGCGCGACCCTTTGTTGGCGTCCCTTGCAGGTCATAATGTACGCGCGTTTTCAAACGGAATTGCACGTACATGACGGCATACCAAAGAACAGTAAGGAGTATTACACCGGCCCAAATATAGAAACTCTCGACCCAAATATAGAAACTCTCGATTATCATTCAATTTCTTCCAGATAGGTCACGATGGTTGCTTTGCCGTAGTCGTTGTCCTCATGGCTCTTTACCTTAGCACGGAACTTAACGACTTGTCCAATTTCGTATTTGGGGTCATATAGCATCGGAACGAACCATTTGATTGTTGCCGATCCATCTGGGGTTACAAATGTATAAAGCACCGAATCATTATCAGGATGATAACGCTCGATGTTTCGAATTTCAGTAACCTTGGCCGATCCAACAATGTGCTTGCCGATTTCGCCCAAATGAACCTTGACGACAGAGGCAACGTGATGGACGGCTGCATGGCCGCGCCCATGATTCGCTCCTCCGCAGGCGCAAGTGCATTCGTGGCCCTTGGCATTCAAACAACGAGCATCGCACTTGTGATCCTTGGAGTAGGTCCCCTTGATCCGGTTGAGCGGGAAGACCTTATGCCGCTGATCGCAGCGGGCAAAGTAGGCTTCTAGCGGGAGAAACAAGCGATAGACAACGCCAGTCTGCTTAACGTCCTTGAAGGACTCGGCATCCTGTACATCCTCCTGCGTAGCGAAGAGAATATAGTTGCATTGCTTGCAATGCCCAAGTAGCGGTTGATCAGACATCCATTCCCACCTGAGAAGCCATAACATCCATTCCCACCTGAGAAGCCATCCGAGTGAGTGACCAAGTTGACTGAATTTGAAGATTATCAAGTAAATCTTCAGCAGCGGCAACAGATAAAGTAAGGACTTTTTCGTGATCAAGATACAGGCTGACAGATCCGGGTTGAGCGCCATCAAAATAGATGCGGTTCCAAACGTCTTTCGAAGTTATGTAGGGCAGTTGATTAGTCATAACTATAGTATATCAGACTTCTTGACTCGATCTTCCTTCAAGAGGCGATGAATGTCCTTAAGGGCATCCCCGTAGCCCACCATGTACCGGGATTCCTCGCCAATCCGAGCAATCCGTCCCTCGATGGTGCTCAACAGATCGTCCGTCCATTGCTTATGGAGAAATTCGGTTGCTGCCGCAACTTCATCGCTGATATGGGGAACCTCGATTAGATTCATGAAGCAAACAGTTTGCGATTGGCGGCTGCCAACTCAGCTACCGCAAGATCGGCAGCGGGATCTCCGCTACCCTCCAGGGCACGGTCGTAGGCGTCCCCTGAGCCTCTACGAAGCTCGATAAGGGCAGTCATAAGCTTTGCGTCGCCCATGGCCTTATAATTGCGCATACGGCCTGAGGGACCGGCTTCTAGCTTAGGGGCAACCCTCTTCTTAGGGGGTGTGCGGATTCCCGTGTGGGGCATAAGGTCCATCATGGCCTCCCACGGCTTATCCTGCTCTACTGAATCTAGTTCTGCCTGTAATTCCTCGTCGGTCATGACAATTGGCTTGGCAGCGGCGATTCCCATTACTCGTGCATACGGATTAAGTTCGGTGGGGTCTTTATCGGCCACATCACGGAATCGATAGAGGTTAGGATGACGCAGAGCACCGTCCTTACCGATTCCCCAATGCTTGATCTCAACAACGCGCCCGATATACTTCTCAGGATGGTCGTAAAGATCAGTACGAAGGAAGTCGTCCATTCCGGCACACTGACCGTCGTAAACCGTTCCGTCCTCGTGGACAACCTCGAAGGTGATTCCGCCAACGGCGTTGCCGTCGTACTTGCTTCCCTCTTTTGCCGGGAAAGTTCCGGTGCAAAGAACGTCAATCTCCTTGTAAGGCTTGATCTTGACCCAGCCACGATTGCGAGAACCGGGGACGTACTTGGAATCTGAATGTTTACAAACGACTCCCTCAAATCCCTTATCCGTGACAAGGTGATCAAGTACCCCCTGAGAAACGCCCCAATGCGGAGCTTGTCCAACAACGCCTCCAAGATGGAGAATACGAAATAGATCGGCCAAACGTGTCTTGCGGAAAGACAAAGGCTCGTTCTTGTAATCCACCATTCCAAGAGCCAAAATGTCGAAGAGAACATAGCTCAGGGCCGGATCAGAAGCGGTAGGGATATGAGTGGCATAACGAGAACAAATCGTCTGCGTCCGATTCCACTGGGTATCGCCAGCAAGATCGACAATCTCGCCGTCTACAATGGTTCCGACAGGAAGCTTCTTCAAAGCCTCGTTGATATAGGGAACCGAATCGATGGTCTTTCCGGTATTCGTGTAGAGGATGATTCTGCCTGCCTCACTGACAGCTAGGCAGCGCCACCCATCGAATTTCGGCTCCATGATATATGGCCCGCTGGGAATCTCATCAACCGGCTGGGCCTTCATTGGCTTGACGAACATAGACATATTATATCACGTCCTCTAGGAGAAGTAGTTCGGCAGCAATTTCTTCTTGGCGTTTACGAAGGGCTACAATACGCTCTCGATTTCTCTGAGCAGCCTGCTTACTCATCTCAACTGCTGTTGGGATAAGGTCCCAGTGCAGTGCTGTGCCAACTGCCTCAACAATATTCTCGAACTGATCAAGAGTGATTAGTTGACGGTTGGCGATCCAATCTGCTTCACCCTCGTTTGCCCAACCCATCGTCAAATGATAACCCTCCGTTGATGGTCGTGGATAGGAACCCTTATCGGATTTACGCCAAAGTAGGCTAATACTAAATTCATCATATCGACGTTGCATCACAGACCTCCTCCGCCCATGCGTTCCCATGCCAAGCTGGACTGGGCTTTCTCGTAAGCAATGTCTTCTGCCGTTATTGGATCATCAAAATCCTCAACCCTCAACGGACCATCACAATCGTAGCATTCCTCGGTAGGCCGACCCTCGTTGTCTACGATACAAGCTTCTTTCCACCCGTCGCAGTCCCAGAGTCGATATTCGCCCCGGTTGCAATGGGGGCAAGAGTAGTAGGGGTTAGAGTTTCTCATATCGCCACCTCAAGATCCTCGATCCACAGGAGGCTCGTGCGGTCAAGAACCTGCTTGGCACGAGTGACTGCAACGTAGATCAACATCATGTCCGGGCGGGAGGGCATTCCACCCTTCTCAGGGGCCTTGAAGTCATGCCCAATTCGAACCTTGTTCCATTCCCGGCCCTTAGCCTTGTGAGCCGTAGAAACAATTAGATCGGCGGAGGCTT